TTAAAGAGCGCCTTTTTTTTTATTAGTGCAAAATGGCTTTATGACTACTTCCATGGTGTCTGAATTATAAGAAATATAATCAACCAGGGAATTTATAAGAAGCTTTTTCATAGAATAATCAGCCTTTTCCCACATGCTTTTAAAATTTAAAATCATAGAAGTTGAAGCATCAATTTCTTTAATGGCTGCTTTTAAATTGCTATTAGTATTTTCTAATTCGAACTTTTTAAATTTCAATTCTTTAAGCTCTTTATTTAATTCTTCAATTCTGGAAGAAAGTAGATCAAAAATATTAGGATTTAAAGAGAGTTTATCAATTAAGTTTTTTACCTGAAGCTCTTTTTGAGAAATTTGTTTCTCATAAGTTTTAATATTATCTTTATCAATATATTCTGATTCTAAAGATTTTTTGTATTCTTCAATAGCTTTAATTAGTGATCCTTTATCAGCAGTAGCTTTAAAAAGTTCCTTCATAACATGCTTTTCCAATATATCAAGTCTTACGTTTTTAGAATCACAGGTAGTTTCTGTGGAGTTAATTTTATTTGTACATATATAGTATCTAAGAATTTCTCCAGTTTTTTTAGAGGTATGGCCCTGTTTTTGAATCATCTTACCACCACATTTGGCACATTGAAGTACTGAGTTAAATACACCATATTCGCTGCCATTAACCAGTCTTGGTGCAAGGTCTTTATTTTTATCTAATTGTCTTTGAACTTTAATCCACAAGTTATCCATAATTACACCTTCATGTTTTGAAACAGAAAGAATCCATTCGCTGATATCTTTATATTTATCTTTAGAATCTTTCTTATTATAGCTTAAGATTCCATTACCATTTGGATCACCAAAGACAGTTGCTCCTTTAGTAGAAAGATAACTTGTTACAAGATCAGAGGATTTAACATAAACAGGATTTCTAAGTAAAAGCTGCAGAGCTTTTATATCCCAGTTAGAATCTCTTTTGGTTTTTATATTATTTTGAATAAGATACTTTTGAAGTTTTCCAAGACTTCCAAGAGATAAATATTGCTCAAATAAAATTCTAACTAAAGATATTTCCTCATCAATAGGAGATAATTTCATCATCTTTTTTTGCTTTGAATTATTATCTAAATAATATGTGGGTTCAGAAGAAAAACCAAAAGGGGGAGTACCACCAAGCCAACGCCCAGTTTTAGCAAGCTCATACATATTATCTTTAATACGTTCAGCAATGGTTTCACGTTCCAATTGAGCAAATACGCTGCTAATAAACATCATAGCAGTACCCATAGGACTAGAAGTGTCAAACTGCTCACGAATTGAAATAAAATCTATGCTAAGAGCTTTTAATTCATCAATAAGAGAGGAGAAGTCAGAAACATTTCTACTAATTCTATCAAGCCTATAACAAATAATTGCATCAAATTTTTTATATTTGGCATCCTTCATCATAGATTTAAATTCAGGTCTATTTATATTACCACCTGAAAAGCCTTCATCTTCATATATATAAAATTCATCATAGCCATTATTTTTAGCATAAGATTTACATAGCTCTATTTGATTTTCTACACTTTCACCTTTACCAGTGAATTTTGATTTTCTTGAATAAATAGCTGCTTTCATAGTATACCTCCAAAGTGTTTATACATTGATTGTAGTTTTATAAATAAGTTAAGTTAATTGAGTATAACTACATATATTTATTAAAAAGTAGTAGGGAAAATACTATATTTCACAACTATTATATGAGACTTCCTTTTTCATTAATGCAGATCTAATACGTTTATATCTATTTTCATCTAGAACTATGGAATGAATTTTATATTTTAGCATTTCATGAGTCATATTAAAAGAATCACAAATATCAGAAGGATTAGAAATGCAATTGCATAATGCTTGTTCAAATTCTTCATCACTTACAAGAAAATTAGCAGCCCATGATTTGGCTCTATGCTCCTGCTTATTTTTCATTAGTTTTTCAGAATAATTTCTAGATGTAATAGTTAAATTACCTACACTAGTATAATGATGCCCTAGCTCTTCAGCTAAAACAGATATATATTTACACCTATCATTAATAATAGATTTTTCTACTAGTATAACTGGAGGAAAATCTGGAGCTTTAATGTAAATTCCATTAAATGAAGACTGATTAAGATTTCTTTCTTCAAGATATATTTTCTCTTTTTCAATAATGCAAAAAATTTCATTTAATTTTCTCATTAGTCGATCACCGCCATTATCAGTATTAATGATATTATTATAATACAATGGGAACGTATGTTCAAGGGAAGGGTATTAAATATTATGTCATATAATATTAGTAAATTATATTAAGACATGATATAATATATAAATATATGGGGAAAAATGTAAAATTGAAATTGGAGTGAAGATAAATGAGTAAAACTTTATATTTTTCGAAAGTAAGTATAAATTCAAGTAAAATATATGAAATATATGATGGAGTGGAAACACCTCAAAATGTAATGAAAAAGTTATTCAGTGATATGAAAAATGGGAAGAACTACAAGAATGTTATTACACGTATATTAAATGGAGATACTCGTGTAGAAGAATATAATTTTTATCTTACAGGAATAAATAAATTTGATAATGATCCTAGTGATGTATTGGTTGGAGCTGTAATTAAAACATCAAAAATATTTATTAATAATATTGATAAAGAGACTGGAAAAAAGAAAACCAAAGCATTTGATAGTGATGAATTATCAGGATTTTGCTTTTATCCGACTAAAGAAATAGTTTGCTTTTATACTACTAATAGATTTGGATATAAGGAATTCTGTAATGCATTTGAGGGATTATTAAATAGTTGTTCAATGGATGATAGCCAGAATGGTGAATATTTCAAAGTAAAATTACTAACAAATGGAGTTTCTTTAGATAATATTAAAGATGATCTAAAAAGGCTTAGAAATATTGAAACTATTAGAATAAATATAATACCTCCAAATCCTAATGGTGACTTATTGAAAGCTATTAGAGAGGATGCTGAAGAAAGATTAAAAGATATGGGTATGGGAAGAATAAGTGAAAAAAGTATATTATTTAAATCAAGAGATTTAAGAGGTTTAAACTCTGAATCAAAAGAGATAAGTGAAGAGTTGGATAAAATGTCTGCAATACATACAAAATTATCGACAGAAGAATCAACAAGCAATGGATATGTTGAGGTTGAGGCCGTTAGTATGGATGGAACTGTATATAATACTAATAATACTAAAATAATAAAATATAGAATGCCAGATACAATTGTTGGAGATAAGATGTTTGCAGATTATTGCAAAAGCCTAATACTAAAAATCATTTGAGTAGGTGAATGTGAAAATGATTGAAAAAATAATAGAAAATAAAAAATATAGGGATTTTTATGACTATAAAAGCTCTGAATGTAAGATATCATTTGCTATAGTAATAATAATAGTGTTAATGTTATCAATCTTAAAATTAGATTTATTTGAAAACTTTAATAATTATAAACCTGGTTTTCAGAATATAACTATATATGTTGCATCAGGTTTGTTAGCGATGATAGGAATTATATTAGCAGGAGTAGCATTTATTCTTGGATTGCTGGATGACGAGTTTAAAAATTCAATAAAAAATGTGGTTACTGGTGATCCAATAAAAGAAATAATGCTGAGTTTTGAATTTTTAACTATAAACCTAGGATTCGGCAGTGTGATTTTTTTTACAGAGCATTTCTTTCTTTATTCAAATATTTATATAAATAAATACACATTCTATATAATATTACTTTTTAATATATATTATTTTTCATTCTTAGTGTTTTATACAATATCATTAATTTATAATAGCATTGAATTATATCATATTAAGGACATATATAAAGAAGTAAGCAGAAATGAGAAGAGCATATATGATAAGGCTAACGAAATAAGAATAGATTATATATTATCAAAAATTTTAGAGGATAAAAAGCAAGAGGACTTCCTTAAAATATTATTTAAAATGGTTGATGAAATGGAGTTAGAGGATAAAGACAAGATTAAGAAGTATTTTGAAGATTACTATGGGGCATAGTATAAAAGAGAATATTTAATAAGTGTACTATATATTTATTAGAAGAACAGAACATTTTAAATAATTATAGTGAGTTATGGAATATTAAAAAATAAGGTGTCAAGTTAGACCCCTTATTTTTACCTTTGATACTTTTGAATAATGTAATTAAACTACTAATTTTCGATATATTGCAATTGGTCGTATTATATTTGTATTTTCATTTAAAACCATAGAAGAAAATGTAGCGCTAGAAGAATCTATCAATTGCCTAAATTCGTGAATATTTGTACTATTTCTGACTTCTGTAGTGTCTAATATACCAATAACTGTCCAAGAATTAGGAATGCTGATTCCGTATGATCTAAACAGATCATCTGGTGATATTGTCAAACAGTCTTGTTTTAAAATGCAATTGGCACTTTCTCTCGTTGGGGTGTCTAATCCAAATTCTAATCCATAGGGTATTAATTTAATCATATCATAAATCATTGCTCCTAGTGTATTTTGTTTGGATTTTCCTTTTAAATTAGGGTTGACGGGAGTGTTAAATTCTGGCACTAGATTATTTTTTGTAGCGAATGGTATTATTTGAGTAACAACATCAAAATTTCTATATGTAAGGGTACCATCAATTGCAATTATTGTACCAGAAGCAGCTTCGCTTAAAGTAGTTTTCTTCAAGTTAAAGGTTTCTAGTAGTTCAATAACTTTATGATCGTAAGGATTGATGTTGTGAGTTATATTTTCATTATTTGAATTTTTTGAAGAAATATTACCTTTAATAAATCCGCCATTACCTTCTATTAAACTATTGGTTTCATCAGTAGAAAGTTCTGATTTTACAACGTTAGTTAAATCTCCACCAAATATTTGTGAATAGAATGAATTTATTAAATCTGTATCCTTGTATAGAAAATCTATTAAGGTAATTTCTTCCCTGTCTCTGTGTTTATCTTTCCCCATTTGTTCCACTCCTTATTAAAGTTAGTGGTTTTCTTATTTAGCCTATCTTCAATAAGTTGCTGTTTTTCTTTAATGTCTTTTAATGTTTTAATTAATTTAAACATAAACATCCAACTCCTAAATCTATTTAATTATATTATAGACTATTAAACTAAGTTTAACCACTTAATTATTCGATACATTTCCTATAATAAATATATAATAAACATATAATAAATATATATTATATTTATTTGGCAATAATCCCTCGTAAATTAGATTAACATTATGCTATGACAAAATATTGTAATATGGACTTAAAAAAATAGGTGTTTGTGAAGAACACCTTATTTTTTATTTTTATATTTTTGTTTTATATATTCAATAAAATTATTAATTTCATCTTTAGCTTCTTTTGGAAGTTCATCATAATCTGTATCACTATTGAGTGCAATAGTGATATTTGAATCTTTAGTATAATTTCTTACATCGGACATTCCTAATAAATAATCAGAGGATACATTATAAAAGTTAGATAATATTTTTATTGTTTCAGAATCAGGTACACGTTTACCTTGCTCATAATACCCATAAGCACTTGTTGTTAAGTTTAAGATTTGAGCAATATCCTTTTGTAATAAATCACGTTCTAACCTTAATTCTTTTAATCTATCCTTTAGCAACATATTGATCTCCTCTCTAAGGGTTATAGTTATATTTTACAACTAAAAGTTGTTAATTAAAATCAATTCAACAAAAAGTTATATAAATTCGTTGACAAACAACTTTAAGTTATATATACTTTAAACAAACAAACAACTTAAAGTTGAATGAATGAGGTGAAAAATGTGAATAACAAATTGCTTGAGTTTAGAAATCAAAATGAATTGACTCAAAAAGAAATAGCTAAAGTTATACATAAAACTACTAGTTTTTACGGAATGCTGGAAAAAGGAAAAAGAAAACCGTCTATTGAAGTAGCCTATTCTTTAGCTAGATTTTATAATACAACAATTGAAGAAATTTTTTTTAAAAATGAAAACAACTTAAAGTTAATTTAACTATATTTTAGTACATATAATGGAGGAAAGAAATGGTACAAAACTACAGAAATATTTACCAAATAGCGAGAGAGAATACAAGCTTGACTCAAGAAAAATCATCAGAGCTACTAGATATATCTGTTGATAGCTTAAGAGCATATGAAGGAGGGAAGAGAACGCCACCAGAAAACATAGTAATTGATATGGCTAAAATATATAATCGTCCATATTTAATTTTGCAGCATTATCAAAAAACTTTGATAGGAAAAGAACTTTTTCCTAATATACAAATTAAATATCTAGCTGAAGCAGTCTTAACTTTTTTAGATGAGCTTGAAGATTTAGAAACTATTAAGAAATTAATAGTTAAGATTTCACGTGATGGTCAAATTGATGAAAATGAAAAAGATGATTGGGAAATGATAATGAAAATACTTGATGAAATGGTATGTGCAATTATAACTATAAAGTTTGCTAGGTAACACATTGAAATAAGAAAACATATTATGAAATGATTTAAATTTATGGAGGAAGATATATGAAAGGTGATGAATTGAAGGTAACAATAATTGGATTGGAAGATAAGAAAGGATTTAATGATTTAATGGCGGAACTGCAAGTTGCTGCTGTTATGAAAATGTGTCCACCAGAACTAAGAATGCAGATTTTAGATAATGCTTTAAAGATATTAAAAGCAAATTAACTGATTTTAAACATATTTAAAAGGAGAATAGAATGAATGAAAAAATTAAAGAAGATAAAGAAATAAACCAATGCAGAGAGAAAATATTATTGAAAAAGAAGAGTGATCAAGAAACACTAAATAAAGGGCAATGCTTAATATTAATTACAAAAAGAATGATGATTTTGCAAGTTATCTTATCATTAATAGGAATTTTTCTTGGAATAGTAGGAATTATTCTTTCAATGGATAAATTGGGCTAAGTTTTCGATCAAGAGTATTTATAATGATTTCTAGTAGAAAATAATTAAATTTATATCATTGAGGAGGGATTAGAAATTAACATAATAGAAATTCTATGGAAAATAGGCTATGACGTTCTTAAAAGTGATTCAGAGAAATGCGAATATACAATAATCTATACTCCAGAAAGAAAAAGGCGTATGTGGAAGCAAATAAAAAATGGAGAAATCGAAGTTGAAAATGAATTACTTGATGATACCTATGTAGTAAAGGTAGGAGAAGTAAGTTTTAATCAATGTGGAGATCTGTATGTTGATTTTATTGATGTAAAAACGAAAGAATGCATTGATTTCTATGAACATAAAAACATGAAAGAAGATGAACTTTATTAATAAAAAAGAACCTTATATAAAGGTTCACGATTGTTTGAGATACGGACGGCAATCCGTATCTCCATTATAAATTTAAATGGAGGAAAAGTAAATGGTTTTAGAATTTTTAAGTGACTTAAAATCAAAAATTAGCAAAGAAAATTACAATATTATTTTTGCTATGGCAAGAGAAGACATAAGATTTAATAGGACAAGTTTTAATAAAAAAACTACACCTGAAGAATTTATAGAAATATTTAAAAGGTGTTATGTTGCCTTAAGTAAGTGCAAGTAAGATTTTTAGTGGAGGTAGGGATAATGAAAAATATAGATAGTTCACAATTAGAAACTGATCAAGATGAATTAATTCAAGAGCAGTTAAAGGAAGTTTATCCAATCGATTTGACATTAATATATCCTATAGGAAATGGCTTTGAAGTAATTGATGATACAGTACTAGATTCATCAAATGCTATAAAGATTCATGTAAATATTGATAGTAATAAATATCCCAAAAGTAAAGTTTATGAATCCATTAAGATAGCTTGTCAGAGATTTCTAGAATACTATTCCTACTCTTAATTTAATTCTAGAATATTTTGAAATTAAATCATAAAGTGATATAGATATAAAAATTAAGAAATAAGGAGGTATGTTATGGATAAATCGTATTTTGCTATAATACCAGCTAATGTTCGTTATGATGAAAACCTAACTGCAAATGCTAAACTTCTTTATGGCGAGATAACAGCACTAGCTAATGAAAAGGGATATTGTTGGGCTGCAAATACATATTTTGCACAGTTATATGGAGTTAGTAAAACAAGTATTTCAAAATGGATAAAACAGTTAGTTGATAAAGGCTATATAAGATCTCAAATTATATATAAAGAAGGCACTAAAGAAATATTAAACAGGTATTTAACAATTGTTGTAGGAGGTATAGAAGAAAAATTAAATGGGTATCCAACTTTTATTAATGAGGGTGTTGAAGATAAGTTAAGTACCCCTATTGAAGAAAAGTTAAAAGATAATAATACAATAACTAATAATACAATTAATAATACATTAGATAATAATACTATATCTAAAGATATAGTTAGTAACACTAAAGTGCAACAAGTAATAGATAAGTGGAATGAGCTGGGACTTCAAAAACTAATTTCTATAAATAAAGGCACTAACAGATATAAATTACTGAATGCAAGACTTAAAGAATACGGACAAGATAAAATTCTTCAAGCCATAGAAAATATTAAATATAGCGATTTCTTAAAAGGGCAGAATAATAAAAGCTGGACTATTACCTTTGATTGGCTAGTAAAACCAAATAATTTCATTAAGGTTTTAGAAGGAAATTATGCAGATAAAGAAAAGGCAATTGAAGTTACTCAAAGTAATGATGTCAAACCACTTAGATTTAATAATTTCAAAGCAAGGGAATATGATTATGACGATTTGGAAAATAAGCTATTAGGTTGGGATAAAGATGATTAAGAAGAGAGAATTTAATGAGATTTTAGAAGGTCAAATAAGCATATTTGATTTAGAACTTAACTTTTCTCAAAAGCCTAAAAAAGAAAATATACCAGTAGTCAAAAGTCATAGAGATAAATTTGCAGAAATTATTAATTTATATCAATCAAGTGCAGCAAGGATAGTTAAGCAAGTATGTGGATCATTACTTGTTGAGCTTGACGATAAAACTTTATATTTTAATGGTGATGGAGTAAAAGAGCTAGAACTTAGAAAGGATATGGCATTGCTTCCGGGTGATGAAATTTTAGTTGTAAATCAAGATAGAGAATTAAATGAATTGCAGTTGCAAAGGCTTAAAGCTTTGAATGTTACGGAATATATAAAGCGTAAAGGTGATGCTAATATAATAATACAAGAGAAAGGAAAAACAATTGTTATAAGTCCTAAAGGCTGGATATTAGAATATGTACAAGCACCAAAGTATAAAGAAAATGAGGTTTTCAGTACAAAAATCCATAATGAAAATACAGATTCAAATAATAAAATTACAGAATCAGATGAGGATCATATAGAATTCAATCTTGATGATACTGTAGAAATTGAATATGAGGGAAGTAAAGAAATAGGTAAAATAAAGAGTATCTATAATAATGGTGAAACAATAAACGTGTCATGGAATGGGAAACGGACAGCATTTTATTATAAATGCGTTAGAAAAGTATCATAAAATTTTATAAAAGAGAGGTCTTACAAATGGACAAGCTAAATGAAAATATAGAAAAAGTTATTAAAGCTCATTTTGAAGAACCTGATAAAACATTAAAAGAAATATTTGAAGAATTTACTGAAGGACTTTCAGAAGAAGAAAAAGCAGTATTTTATAAAAATATAAGAAAGATAGTAAATTAAAAGTACTTGCAGGACTAGGAGCATTGGCAGGGATTACATGATTGTTAATGTTAAGGTTACTGCAAATAAAAATATATAGGGGAGCAATCCCCTTATAGAAATAAGGTGGAAATATGGGTATTCCAAGGATTGATAAAACAAGAGAATATATGTTTAATGAAGCCTGGGGAAAGATTGATAATAATGTAATTATAACTAGCAGGAACAGTGAGCATAGTTATAAACTTGATGATTTTGCTAATAAGAAGAAACTAAAATTTTTTAATCCAGTAATAGGTACTTGGCAAACTTGTACTTATGTGCAGCCAGAAGAGATGTTTGATGTTTGGTATATTACAGAAGCTGTAGATATGAAGTAGCAAATAGATTAACATAATAAATTTGATCTTTGAAAATTGAATATAGTACGGTAATTACAGAATATGCTATAATTATTTATATATTTTATGGGAATTAAACAAAAATATTAAATTAATGGGGATGTAAGGAGATAATATGTTTAATTATAGTAATTTAGATGATATAGAACTTGAAGAATTATGTAAAGATGTGATGGAGAGAATGCTAAATATAAAATTTAGATCATTCAGAGCAGGAGTAGATGGAGGAATAGATCTTAAAGATTATGATTCTGAAAATAACATAATTGTACAAGTCAAACATTATATTAATAGTACTGTTCCGATGTTAAAAAGTTCTTTAAAAAAAGAGGTTGAAAAAGTTGATAAACTAAATCCAAATGAGTATTACGTGTGTTGTACTAAAGAACTAGGGCCAAATGATATTAAGGATATATATAATTTGTTTAAAAAATATATGGATTCTGAAAAAAATATAATTACTCTCAAAGAAATTGATGATTTGTTAAGAGAAGAGAGAAATATTGATATTGTTAGGAAACATTATAAACTGTGGTTATATTCTTCAAATATATTATCTGAAATAAATAATCAAAATACGTTTATAGATTGTGAAACCTTACTAAGTGACATTAATAATGAAAGCAAATATTATGTAAGAACACAAGCTTATGATATAGGAATTGATATTCTGGAAAAGTTTGGTTCCTTAATATTAGCAGGTTCACCAGGGGTGGGTAAGACAACTATATCAAAGATGATTATATTATATTATGCTACTCTAGGATACAGAGTTAGATATACAACTAATGGTGATATAGATAATATAAAAAAATCGTTATCAGTCGATAGAGAGTTAAATGAAATAATATTATTAGATGATTGTTTAGGACAATATTATTTTAAAATAAAAGAATCTCAGCAGAGAGAATTAATAGATATAATTAAGTATGTGAATAATAATAAAAGCAAAAAAATAATTTTAAATTCAAGAATTACTATATTGAACCAAGCCCAAAAAAAGTCACAAGAGTTTGAAAACTTTGTAATTAACAAAAAAGTTAGAATTCATGTAATGGATATGGATAATATAAGTCTAGTTGAAAAGGCCAGAATATTATATAATCATTTGTATTTCAATAATGTTAGTAAGGAATATTATGACAGTATAAAAAATAATAAAAATTATAATAGAATTATCAGTCATAGAAATTATAATCCAAGAATAATAGAGTATGTGACACAAAAGGAACGTTATAAAAATATAGAGCCAAGCGAGTATTTTGATTTTATTCTATCATATTTAGATAATCCCCAAGAAATTTGGAGAATTGAATACGAAGAGAGGATAGATAAAATTGATAGATTGTTTATGTTAACATTATTTTCGTTAACAGATACAACAATAAGTGAAAGTGTAATCGAGGAATGCTTTAATAAACGGATACTAGAAAGCGCTATTGACACAACAGTGAACAATTTTAAAGATACAATTATAAGGTTAAATAAGTCAATGATTAAAATAATTGATAACAATGGTACAAGGGAAATTTCAGTATTAAATCCATCAGTAAATGATTATCTAAAATCAATTTTTTATGAGAATTCAGCAGAATTAGAGAGAATAAGAGAATCAATAGTGTATTTTGATCAAATAAAAAGATGTTATTCAAAGGATTCTTTTGATGAAGCTATAAAAGAAAGAATAGATAACAATAGATTTTTATGCCTTAAAATTAATAAATTAAGTAATATGAATATTGTAAATATTCAGACGTTGTGGATATATTATATATGCAAATACAAGATATTAGATGAAAAGCATAAGCAATATATACATAATTATATTGAGAATATTGACAATGAAAGTTTCAAAGATGATGAAAACATTAGAAAAAGGCTGTTTATATATAATTTTTTAGAAGAACCATTTTTTAATTTTTATAATATAGATCAATATGTAATAAAAAAAGAATTTATTACAAAAATTTATTACAGTGTAGATTTGGAGGATTTGGTTTCACTTGTTAACGGACTTTATGATAGAGCAAACAATGAATTTTTATATGATTTTTACGATATATCTGTAAGTTGCATTCAAGAAGAATTTGAAAATTATATAGATAAATTTAATATAAGTAATTTTATAGGAGACTTAGACTTTAATCGATATAGTAACGGTAATTATTATGATGAATTTGAATTAGATGAAGATGGAATATATAGTGATGTTAAAGATGCGATTATAGCTGAACTTGAAGAAATTATAGAAAATATAAAATATAATGTTATTAGAGATATAGAAATGGTGTATATAAACAATATAAATTTTGATGAATATAATTTAAAAGAACATGTTTTAGATGCCATTGAATTAAAAAAGGGAGAGCGAGACTATGATGATGATTATGAGTATGAAAGATATAGGGAAGATAGACTAATAGGAACAAATTATAATAATGAGATAGAAAATATATTTAATAGAGATTTTAATTTATAATGAAACTAAAGATACCGTGGGAATTTAACCTATGGTATTTTTTTGTATATTAATAAAAAGGTGTTCATCATGAACACCTTCACTAAATTAGAGAATACACTTTGGAACGTAAGTTCTCTAATCAACCTATCTAAATTATAACATAGAAATTTAAAGAGGGATAGGTGAAAAAACATGAGTGAAAGAATAAAAAAAGAATTAGCATTATATAAATTAAGAGAAATTGAAATTGATGATATGAAGTTGAAAGTTGAAGAATTAAAAATTGGTGAGCAACTTGGAGCAATGAACTATGAGGAAAAAGTACAAAGTTCTATGAATTGTAAAAATAATGATTATGTTATGAATGAAATAGAGACATTGGAAAAGAGAATAAGATTTAATGAGATTGCTAATAAGAGAATTGATAATGCATTAAAAAGATTAGATATAGATGAAGCAGAAATAGTTAGAAGAGTATTTATAGAAAAGAAAAGTATAACACTAACAGCACAGGAATTATTTAAATCAAGAAAAAGTATTAAAAAATCGATAGATAGGGCGTTTGAAAAGCTAAAATTAGCTTAATGGGTAGCAACAAAGGTACCATAAAGGTGTCAGCTAGGGTAGCAGGAAAGGTATCACAAAGGTAGCAGCAAAAGTACCTATTCAGTACCCAAAAAATATTATATACTGTATTTGGTTAAAGAAATAATTAAAATATCACAAATTATTAATATCCGTTTATGATGTTTAAAGCACTTAATTCAGGTGCTTTTTATTATGCAAATTTTTATTGTAAGGAGGTAGATCATGTATAAGAGAATAAAATTAAATATTAGGTTTGCAGGAAATGAAGTTGTATGTGCTAAATCTCCTGCAAATTGCTGTAAAGGATGTGCTAATAAAAATAATTGTGAAGAAATAGAAGTATATTATAATCCTTTTGCTAAAAAAGATATAGAAGAGTGCTTTAAAAATGATGAAAGGAATAGGTGAGGCAGGTGAAGTGATATGGGAAGAAAAAGACCTGCTAAACCTATTGTAAGAACAGATCAAGTACTTGATATTCAAGATTACTTAAAATATAGAAATGAACGTGATTATATTTTATTTGTAGTTGGAATAACAACAGGCTATAGAGCAGGTGATTTAGTAACACTAAAAGCAAGAGATATAAGAGAAGCTCTTAAGAAAAGTGAGTTTACTATTTTTGAGGGAAAGAAAAAGAATTCAAAAAATATTAGAGAAAAAAATAGGAAGCCTAGAACAGTTGAAATAATACCAAAGGTTGCAAAGCTGCTGAAAGAATATATCAGAGATAAAAAGGATTATGAATATATATTTCAATCCAGGAAAGGTGTAAATAAGCATATAGGAGTACAAGCAGTTAGTAATATTTTAAAAGAAGCTGGAGAATATTTTGGTTTATATGATATATCTGCTCATAGTATGAGAAAAACATATGCATATAAAATATATATTGAAAGTGATAAAGATATTGTAGCTGTCCAAAAGTTATTAGGTCATAGAACAACACAAGAAACAGAACTATACATTGGGTTAGATAAAGAAAAATATCATCAATATTCAAAGTCGTTAAGTGATTTTGTGAGATGATATTTTTTTATTTTTAGCTATGAATGTTTAATTTTTGAAGCTATTAACATTCAAGGTTAAAAAATCAAGACATATAGAAGTAGAGATATTTTAAAATGAATGTGTGATTCCCCATGATAATTAAACATTCAAACAAGAAAATATGAATATTGAACTCAATAAAACGAGTAGTATTCGTATTATAATGATAAGAAACATATTGTTTTTTTTAGGTTGCAAACTACAGAATAACCATATTTTTTTTGATAGGGAAATATATACTTATACTGACTTTGAATAAACTTACGAATATATATGAACAATATTAATGTAAGCAAAATTTAGATAAATTTATAAAGTATGAAAGTGAGGTGAATGTGTTAATAAAGCTTACAAGTAAATTTTATATCTATTACTTGAAATATTAATATACTTAATTAAGAATATTTTAAATATAGAATTTTGTAAGTTTTAGATAGCACTTATAAATGAGTAATATACTTGACGAAATTTTAACATTTCAATCTGGAGATGAAGAAATAAAATTGCGCGTATTTGGTGATGAATTTTACGCAAGACGTGAATCGTTAGATGGATATACAGCAATTTATGATCCAAGGCTGGATAAATATTGCTATGCGAAATTAGAAAATGGAGAACTAGTATCTACTGGCAAAAGTATAACTGGAGAGATTCCAGAAGGAGTAACTCCTCATTTAAAAGAAAGTACAGAAGTTAGAAAAGAAAAGTTTGAAAAGAACTATTCAAATAGTGGATATTCTAATATAGAAGATATTGATTTAAAAAAAAACACAAATGATAATGTAGAAAGAACTAAAACTGAGAGTGATGGTTTGCTTGCAGGACGCAAAAGAAACAATGGAAAAATCAAGGGATTAACAGTTATTGTAGAGTTTGCTGATATTTCAACTAATATCACTCCATATGATGTAGAACAAATGTTGAATGGAGAAAATTACAATCGGAATGGGAATTATTGCTCAGTGAATAAATATTTTAAAACTGTTTCTGATGGAAAGTTAGATTATAGCAATGATGTTATAGGACCTATCAAATTATCTCATAGACGTAATTATTATATCAATGAATCTTTTATAGACGAAGTAATGAATATAGTAGTAAATAATTTAAATATTGATCTTTCTATATACGATTCACTAAAAGAGGGGATAGTTGATGCAGTAAATTTTCTTTACGCAGGAGAAACAGTTTATGAAGGGGCACTATGGCCACATAATTCATATAAAAGTATAGAGTTTAATGATATAAAAACTGGTTTTTACATGTTATCTAGCGTAGGCAAGGATGTTGATAATATGAGTATAGGAACTTTTTGTCATGAATCAGGACATTTACTTTGCCGTTTCGCAGATCTATATGATTATGGAAAAAGAGATGGGGATAATATAAAGAGTAAAGGACTAAGCATTTATTGTTTAATGGGTTCAGGTAATCATCTAAACAATGGTAGAACACCTTCTCCTATTTGTGCATATTTAAGGGATTTGGCTGATTGGTGTGATAATAAAGCAAACCTCAATGAGGCAGGATCATATATTGCTAAACATGGGGAATATAATACTGTTATGAAGTATAAGACATCCAAGCCGGATGAATATTTTATCATTGAAAATCGAGCAACATTCGACTTGGATAAATATTTACCATCAAGTGGTCTTGCTATTTATCATTGTGATAAGAACGGTTCTAATGAGTGGCAACAAGGTACACCAGAACAACATTATCAATGTGCATTATTGCAGGCAGATGGTAAGCGAGATTTGGAACGAGATGTAAACTATGGAGATAAAGGTGATTTATTCGGTGAACGCAGTGGAATAACAGTCTCAAACAACACTAATCCATCAAGTAAAGAATGGGATGGAAGTGATTCTGGGTTTGTTATTTCGAATATTACAAAACCTGATATTAATATCCAATTCAAGATTGGATAAGAATGTTTTTATAAGCTAGAGAATTAGACTTTCTAGCTTTTTTTATAGTCTAAATAAGGAGGGGAAACAGGTATAGCTAAAGAGTTTGCTAAATTATTTTATAATAGTACAACATGGAAGAAGTGCAAAGCATCTTACATTAAATCAGTTCATGGATTATGTGAGAGATGTGAAAGACCAGGATACATTGTGCATCATAAGAAAGAGTTAGCACCTAATAACATCAATGATCCTAACATAACACTTAATCATGATAACTTAGAATATTTATGTTTAGATTGTCATAATGCAGAGCATGACTTCAATAGAGAAAAGAAAAGTGCAACTAAGAAAGGTTACAGATTTAATGATAAAGGAGAATTAGTTCCTACGACATAGCCCCCCCATAAAAATATCTGTGGGGGGGCTTTTGGAGACCGTATAGTGGACAACAATTTTCCTCCGAATGAAATTTTGAAAAAGGGGAGGGGGATATTTTTGAGCATATCCGAACAATTAGAAAGAGATAGAAAGATAAAGCAGGAAGTAAATAAAATTAAAAAGATATTTAAGGATTTCCCAAAAGATAAAACTAAAGTTATTGAAGGATTAATTAATGAAGCTGCATTTATGAAAGTATCTCTTGAAGATACTAGAATAGATCTTATTAAAAATGGATTGACTGAACTATTTGAACAAGGAGATCAAGCATTTAATAGAGAAAGACCAGAAGTGAAAATATATTCAAATTTCATGAAGCTATATTCCAGCATAATGAAACAATTAATAGATTTACTTCCACCAGAACTTAAAAAAGAGCAAACTGATGCTTTGATGGACTTTATCAGTAAAGGCAAGATTAAAAAATGACTTACATAGAAGAATACTATAATAAGATCATTTCAAATGAAATTATTGCTTGCAAAAGAATTAAGCAGGCATATTCTATGTTAGTTGATAAACTTCATAATCCAGGTAAATATGATCCCTGGATATTTGATGAAGAATTAGCTAATAGGCCAATAGAATTTATTGAAACTTTTTGCAAACAAGCTCAGGGAGAACTTGGTGGAGCATTAAAGCTAGAATTATTTCAGAAAGCTAAGCATCAAGCAGTATTTGGATTTGTTCATAAGGAGACAGGCTTTAGGCAATATCAAGAAGTGCTTGATATTAGAGGGCGAAAAAACGGAAAGACTACGGAGCTTGCAGCAGATGAAACCTTTATGTTAGTTGGAGATGGAGAAGGTTCTCCAGAGTGCTATATTATAGCAACTAAATTAGATCAATCTAAAAAAGGTTTTAATGAGTGCTATAAAATGATTCAGCAGTCACCAGATTTAAATAAGCATCTAAAGAAAAGAAAATCAGATATATATTGTCCTTTTAATTATGGAACTATCCAGGCTTTGGCGAGTAATTCAAATGGACTTGATGGTTTAAATTCACACATGGTTACAATAGATGAATTGGCAGCCATAAAAAATAGAGATATATATGATTTGATGAAGCAATCAATGAGTAGTAGAAGGCAGCCTTTATTAGATTGTATTACTACTAATGGTTTTATAAGAGGTTCAATATTTGATGCACAATATGAATATGCATGTAAAGTGCTGGATGGTAAAGTCAAGGATGATAGATTCTTGGCTTTTATTTATGAGCTTGATGATAAAGATGAGTGGGATAAGGAAGAAATGTGGATTAAAGCAAATCCAGGATTAGGGCCTATTAAGAAGATTGAATTTTTAAGAGATTGTGTTAACAAAGCCAAAGAAGATCCTGCTTTTAAAGCCACAGTTATGGTTAAAGATTTTAACATGAAAGAAAATTCTGCATCAGCTTGGTTACGTTGGGATGAACTTAATAATGAAGCTGTATTTGATATTAGAGAAATGGGCTTTAGATATGGAATTGGTTGTTTTGACTTAGCAGAAACCACAGACTTAGCATCAGCTAAAATTTTATGCATGAAACGAGATGACCCTGGTATCTATGTAATTCAAAAGTACTTTGTACCACAGGAAAAATTAAATAATGAAGAAACTAATAAAGAAGAGGATAGTGTTCCATATAAGTTATGGGAGCAGCAGGGATTACTTAGAGTTTGTCCAGGAAATAAAATAAATAAGTATGATATTTTGGAATGGTTTAAGGAAGTAAGAGATACTTATGATATTTATATACCTTGGATTGGATATGATCCTTGGCATGTTGATGATAGTTTACTTCAAACTTTTAAAGATGAATTTGGTTCAGAATCAATGATACCAGTTAGACAGGGAGTATATACTTTAAGCTTCCCAATGAAGGAACTAAAAGCAGATTTAATTGCAGATAGAATCAATTATAATAACAATCCAATAGATAAATGGTGTTTATCAAACATGGAAATAAAAACAGATATAAATGGCAACATACAGCCTATAAAAGGAGTCGATAACAGAAAGCGTATTGATGGAGGTGTGTCTTTGATAATTGGTTATGTAGTGTTCTTAGATAAATTAAGTGAATATGAAAATATGATTTAGAGGGAGGTGCATAGAGTGAATTTTATTAATAGATTTTTTAACCGTAGTCCATCAAAGACAAGATTTGAACTTGTTGAAGATAGAGGAAATGGTTTTTATAGCTGGAATGGTAAACTTTATAAATCTGATATTATTAGAGCTTGTATAAGACCTAAAGTTAAAGCTATTGGAAAGTTAATTCCACAGCATATAAGAAATAATACTCAACAAGGCTTTGCAGTTAATCCAGAACCTTATATAAGGTTTCTACTTGAAGAACCTAATCCATATATGAGTGGTCAAATGTTGCTTGAAAAGTTAGCAATGCAGCTGGCACTCAATAATAATGCTTTTATCTTAATAGTAAATGATGATAATGGCTATCCAGTTGAATTATATAACATACCATGTGTTACTGCAGAAGCTATTTATGATTCACAAGGATTACTTTATTTAAGGTTTACTAATCGTAATGGTAAGATGGTTACTTATCCATATACAGAGATCATTCATATAAGGCAGGATTTTAATGAAAATGATATATTTGGTGAAAGTCCACGTGAAGCGTTAATACCTTTGATGGAAGTTGTATATACCATGGATCAGGGGATTGTGAAAGCAGTTAAAAATAGTGGAGTAATAAGATGGTTACTAAAATTCAATAATTCTTTAAGGCCAGAAGATATAAAAAAGAATGTAGAAGACTTTACTAAGAGTTTTCTTGCAACAAGTAATGAAGGTGGAGCTGCAGGTGTTGATTCAAAATCAGAAGCTACACAAATTCATCCTGATGATTATGTTCCTAATGCGGCACAAATAGACAGAACTACTAAAAGGATTTATTCATTCTTTAATACAAATGAGAAAATAGTGCAGTCTAATTACAATGAAGATGAATGGAATGCATATTATGAAAGTGAAATTGAACCTTTGGCCATGCAGTTAAGTAATGAATACACCAGAAAGTTATTTAATAGAAGAGAGCGTGGGTTTGGTAACAGGATAATCTTTGCAGCTAATAATCTTCAATATGCATCAATGTCAACTAAGCTTGGATTACTAGCTATGGTGGATAGAGGTGCATTAACAGCGAATGAATGGAGAGAAGTAATAAATCTTCCACCAATAGAAGATGGTGATAAACCAATAAGAAGATTAGATACTCAAGTCGTGGGAGGGGGTGAAAAGTAATGGATATAGAAGTTAAAGGCGATATTATATCAGATGATTATGCCTGGATCTATGATTGGCTTGGATATAATTATGCTTCACCAAGTAAGATTATAAATCAAATTAAAGAAGCTAATGGGGAAGAGTTAAACATAAAAGTAAATTCTCCAGGAGGGGATGTGTTTGCAGCAAGTGATATTTATACAGAGCTAAGAAATTATAAAGGTAATGTAAATATAAATATTACAGGTTTAGCAGCAAGTGCAGCAAGCGTTATTTCTATGGCTCGACATAGTTCAATGTCACCAACAGCTCAATTAATGGTACATAATGTATCAAGTTATGCAAGTGGTGATTATAGAGACATGGATCATATGTCAGAAGTCTTAAAAAATGCTAATAATACAATAGCAAATGCTTATATGTGTAAAAGTGGCATGAGCAGAGAGCAGGCACTTGAAATAATGAATAATGAAACCTGGTTAACTGCTCAACAAGCAAAAGAATTAGGATTAATTGATGAAATAATGTTTGAAGATACAAACAAAGTAAATTTGATGAATTTATCAAACATGAATTTAAAAGGATTTTATAATTCAGCTTCATCTATTCCTAAGGAGCTAATTGAAAACTTAATGAAAAATAATAAGTCTAACAAAGATCAACCTATTATAAATGATAAGGTTGATTTTTTTATTGAGCAAAATGCAAAAATAAATGGAAAATTGATTGAGCTATATAATAGCCAAATAGAAGAAAAGGAAGTGTTAATTAATGAAAATTAGAATGTCAAATGATCAAGAACAACAATATTTAAATTTATTAAATGAAGCCAAAGATCTTTTAAATAATAAAAAGGATTTAGAAGGATATAAGGCTAAAATGCAAGAAATCGAAAAATTTGAAAATGATACTGAAGAATTAAATAAAGCACAAGCTAATTTAAATGCTAGATTTAAAGATAGTGCAGTAGTAACAGATATATCTAAATTATCAAATGATGTCAAAGCAGTAAAAGTAATAGATAGTATTAATAATTCAGAGGAAGAAACTGAAGAAGAAGCAAAAGAGCCTAAAGAATATGTTAATGCCTGGGCAAAAAATATGCTTGGCCTAAAGATGAATAATTCAGAGAGTAATGCTTTTAAAATGATCAATGAAGCTTATGTTCATACTACAGGAAACACAGGCATTGTAATTCCTGAAACAGTAATGAGTGGTATTTGGAAAGAAGTTGGAGAACAATACCCATTATGGAATGATGTTTTTAAAACAACTATAAAGGGCAAAGTTACTTTGCTAAAGTCTACAAATTCAAGTGATGCTAAGTGGTATGATGAAAGCACATCTACAGAAGATGGTAAAGAAGAATTTGGAGAAGCTAGCTTAGATGGCTGCGAATTATCAAGAGATATAACCGTTTCATGGAAGCTTAGAGAAATGGCTATAGAAGATTTTATTCCATTTATTCAATCTCAGTTAGTTGAAAAGATAGGAGCTGCATTAGGTTATGCCGTTTCACAAGGGAAAGGAAAGCCAGGTGAAAGTGATACTTTCAAGGCAGAACCAAAAGGAATAATTCCTACATTAACAGGGGAAACCAAAACACCACAGGTTGTTAAATTTACAGATGCAGAGCCTTTAGAATATACTCATTTTACTAATGCAATGTCAAAGATAAAAGGTACTTATAAAAATAAAACATGTATATATGCAAATGGAACTACAATCTGGAATGAAATTGCTAATGTTAGAGATACCACTGGAAGACCTTATTTTGTAGCTAATCCAATAGAAGGTGGAGTTGGAACAATATTCGGAAAAGTTGTAAAAGAAGATGATGGTATACCAGATAATAATATATTACTTGGTGATGCCTGGAACGGATATCATGCAAACATTAATAAGCAAGTATCTCTTGATAGTGAAGATCACAAAAAGGAAAGAACAACAGATTATATTGCTTATGGGATAGTTGATGGTGGAGTAAGAACTACGAAGGCATTTGCATTGATAATGAAAGGATAGGAATTTCCTATGTTAGAAAAAATTAAACTAGCCTTAAGAATAGATGATGATATTTTGGATGAAGAAATACAAGATTCTATTGATGCAGCTAAAGCAGATTTAAAACTTAGTGGAATATTAGAAAGTAAAATCGTTGAGACTGATCCATTGATAATTAGAGCAATAAAAACATTTTGCAAAGTTGAATTTAGTACTGATGATAAAGAAGCTGAGAGGTATAGAAATTCTTATGAAATGCTTAAAGATCATTTAGCATTATCGATAGATTATACTGTGGAAGTGATAGCATGAGCATAGAAAGTTTAAATAAGAGAATAGAGATCCAAAAACGAAAATCTGAGCCAGTAAAAGTAAAGGGAGTTCCAACTTATGAATGGGGCTCTTTTTATAGTTGTTGGTGCAAAATTTTAGATTTAATAGGAACAGAAAAGTATGATGCATATAATTCAAAGTTAGAAAACACTATTAAGTTTAAATGCAGATTATGCTCAGAATTAAAAGATATTCAGTTCAATGAAAAAGAATACCAGATCATATGGAATAAGAAGGTATTCAATATTATTTTTGTTGATACTTTAGGTGGTAGCAAGGATTGGATAATACTACAAGGAAAGTTTGTTAGCTAGGGGAGGATTAAGTGGACATTATAGAAAAAATAGATATAGCCTTATCTAATGCTTTAGATCCTTTAAATATCAGAAGTTTTTATGGTTGGTATGATGAAGATATTAATGGAACTCATGTTACATTTACTTTGATAAGTGATTTAGATGAAGATTATGCAGATGATGAAGCTGAAAGTACTACAACTCTTTTTCAAGTGGATATTTGGTCTAAAGAAAACATGGAAGAATTGAAGAAAACTATAAAGTCAGCAATGAAAACTTTAGATAATTGTACTTATAATAGTGGAGCTGATCTATATGAAAATGATACAAAAATATATCATAAAGCGCTTAGATTTAATATTACTCAAGAGGTAACATAATGAATACAGAATTTGAGGTTGATGGATTAGATAGTATATTTAGAAAACTTCAAAATATGGGTAAGGAAGGAGCCATCATAGAGGATAAATCTTTAATGGAATCTGTACAACCTGTTTTAGAGGATCAAGAAAATACAACTATGTTTAAAGATAGAACTGGAAATTTAAGAAGAAGTCTTAAAATATCTAAAGTTAAAAAAGTAAAAGGTACTAAAGTGGTTTGGATAGGGGATGTTGATAAAAAAGCAAATTATAGTTGGTATATTGAATGGGGTGACTCAAAAAGAAAGCCAAGACCATTCATGAGACAGTCTTATGATAGAAATAAAAATCAAGTATATCAAAGATTAAAAGAGGCAATAGAAAATAATCTACAAAAATGATAGGAGAGTGATGCAAATGTCAAGAACAATAGGTCTAAGAGACATTAGTTTTGCAGAGTTATTGACTGATAAAAGGGGTAAAGAAGCAACTTATGGGCCAGTTAAAAAATATGAACGATCTGTAAGTGCTAAACTTACACCAAAAACTAATTCAGACACATCTTACTCTGATGATGAAGTTGAAGATATTGTAACAACTTTTAGTCAGGTTGATGTTGAAATTGAGTTAAATCAACTATCCGTTGCAACTAGAGCATTTTTGCAAGGAAGCAAAGTTGTAAATGGTGTATTAATTGAGAATAAAGATGATCAAGCTCCATATGTTTATATGGTCTTTAAATCTAAAAAAGCGAATGGAAAGTTTAGATATGTTTGCTTATATAAAGGTAAATTTGAGCTTGTAGCTGATGAACATCAGACTCAAGAGGATAAGATTAAACAAAGTACAGCGAAATTAAAGGCTACTTTTGTTTGTAGAGAATTTGATGGTAATTATAGATTAATAGCAGATTCAGATGATGATGGAGTTGTTGAAGCAGATTTAGAAAAATGGTTTACTACAGTGCCTCCGGTTCCTGTGGAAACAACATCTTAATAAATGAGTAGGATTGTCCTACTCTTATTTTATTGAAAGAGGAGATTTTAACATGGTAAATAAAAAAGTAAAAGGAAAACAATTAAAAAATAAGAAAAATGATAATAAAGTAATTATAAAGGGTAGAGAATATGAGATAACTTTAAGCTTAGGTGTATTAGCAGAGTTAGAGGATATTTATGGGGATGTAGATGCAGCAATGAAAGCTCTGCAATCTAAAAAGGTAAGGCCATATATTGATTTCATGTATGCAATAATGGTTTTAGAGGATGGAAATGAAAATTTAACTCGAAGAGAAGTAGGCAGAATGCTAGATATGGATTTTATAAATGATCTTATTGGAAAAACTGAGGTCGCAATGAAAAATTCATTTGGAGAAGCAGATGAAAATGAAAATATGGGGGAATAGAAAGTCAAGCTGATTCTGATAGTTGGGATTGGGCTTGGCTATTTTATTTAGGAACTGTGATTCTTAAAATGACAGAGGAACAATTTTGGAGATGCACACCTTTAAAACTCAATGAATTGTTTAGAATCCACAAAGAAATTGAAGGTGTAGAAAATTCAAAAGAAAGTAATGGTTATATAGATGAAATATTATTTTAGTGGGAAGGAGGTAAAGTATGGCTGATGATATTCAAGGAATGACCGTCAAAGTTGGAATAACGGATGACGTTTTTACCCAAGGAATAGGTAAAATTAATAAGGCAATGTCTTTGCTACAAAGTGAGTTTAAAGCAAGTGCTGAAGGATTAAAAGGCTTTGGAGATAGTTCTGAACAATTAAGTAATAAATCTGAATACCTAAATAAAGCTATTGAACTGCAGCAACAAAAAGTCAAAGCTCTTCAGGAAGCTTATTCTAAAAGTAAAGCTGAAACAGGAGAATTTTCAAATTCAACAATGGCTGCTGGAACTAAAGTCAATAATGCTGTAGCTCAATTAGCAAAACTTCAAAATGAGCTTAAACAAGTTGAGGGAGAGTTAGAAAAGGGCGGTAAAAAAGTTGAAGAAGAAGGTAACGTTTGGGATAAATTTAGTAATAAATTAAAAGCTGCAACTGATGGCATGGGCGAATATATAAAGCGTGGAATAGGAATGGCCATTGGTGGAGACATATGGGATAAAGCTAAAGAAGGCTTTAGCAGTGTAATTGGCTTTGGTGGAGATGTACAGAAGGCATTAAATGGAGTTACTGCAGCAACAGGCTTGACAGGTGAAGGCATAAGTAACATGAAGCAGATAATGACTGATATCTATAATGATAATTTTGGAGAAAATTTTAATGACATAGCAGAATCAATAACTGCAGTCGGACAACAAACTGGTGCTACTGGTGAAGATTTAAAAAGTTTAACAGAAAAAGCATTGTTAATGCGTGATACATTTGGTATGGAAGTAAATGAATCTATAAGAAGTGTAACAATACTAATGAAGCAGTTTGGAATTACTGGAGATGAAGCGTTTAATCTTATAGCACAAGGAAAGCAAAAAGGATTAGATTTCAGTGATGAAATGCTGGATTCAGTTAATGAATACAGTGTGCAATTCAAAAAGCTTGGATTAGATGCGCAAGATATGTTTAATATTTTTTCCAGTGGAGCAGAAAGCGGAAGTTTTAACTTAGATAAAGTTGGTGATTCAGTAAAGGAATTTTCTATAAGAGCAGTAGATGGGAGTAAAACAACCCAAGATGGATTCACTCAACTTGGGTTTAATGCAGATGAATTAGCAGCTAAATTTGCTCAAGGCGGAGATGTTGCAAAAGATTCATTTAAACAAGTTGTAAGTGCACTTGCTAATATGGATGATCCATTAAAACAAAGCCAAGTAGGAATAGAACTTTTCGGAACTCAGTTTGAAGATTTGGGCATAAATGCTATTGCCAGTTTAGGAAATTTAAATGGTGGAATAAGTAAAACTAAGGATGTATTAACTTCAATGAATAATGTTAAGTATAATGACTTAGGAAGTGCATTTGAAGGAATTAAGCGTAATATTCAAACAGCTCTGTTATTACCAATGTCTAACGAAGTGCTTCCTAGCTTAAGTAATTTTAGCAATTGGTTTACATCTAATTTACCAGCAATACAAGAAAAGTTTTCGGGAATAACACAAGTGTTAATGGATGTTGGAAATAAAATTGCAGAAGTGGTTAAACCAGTATTTGAAGGTTTGTTTAATTTCATAAGTGAGCATGGAGATTCAACTACAAATATTATTTTAGGAATAGGAGCAGCGTTCTTAACTTTTAGTTCAATAGCTGGAATTATAAATGGAATTACTAATGCTATGGAACTATGGAATAAAGCACTTGCTATTCAGGAAGGAATAAAAAAAGTAATTCAGGTAGTAAAGGAATGGGAAATAGTAACTAAATTGCAAACAGCAGCGCAAGCAGCATTAAATATAATCATGGATGCAAATCCAATAAGCATAATAATTTTAGCCATAGCAGCGTTAGTTGCAGGAATAGTTCTTGCATATAATAAATGCGAATGGTTTAGAAATGGAGTTAATGCTATAGGCGAGTGGCTGAAAACTTTTTTTACAGTTACATTGCCTAATGCTTTTAAGGTTGTAGTTAATTTCTTTCAGAACAATTGGAAAGAAATATTGCTTTTTATAGTGAATCCTTTTGCTGGAGCATTTGCGTTGTTATATAAAAATAATGAAACCTTTAGACAAAAGGTTAATGAATTTATTACGGCGGTCAAAACAGCATTTACTAATGGGTGGAATGCAATAGTGAATTTCTTTACAACAACTATTCCAACTTGGATAAATAATATAGTTCAATGGTTTACTGAACTACCTAATAAAATTGCATATGCACTAGGCTCTTTAGTTGGTTTATTAGCAACTTGGGGAGTATCAGTTTGGAATTATTTCAGTACTAATGTGCCAATATGGATTAATAATGTTACAACCTTTTTCAGTCAATTACCAGGCAACATATGGAAATTTTTAACTGATATAGTAACGAAATTAGGTCAATGGGGAATGAGTGTATTAACTTACATTACAACAAATGTACCTATATGGATTAATAATGTAGTTACTTTCTTTAGCCAGTTGCCAGGACAAATTTGGACATGGCTTGTCAATGTAGTAACAAATTTAGGCACATGGGGAAGTAATGTGGTTAGTTGGATAAGTACGAATGTAAGTGCTTGGATAACAAGCATAATAAGTTATTTTACTCAACTACCAGGGCAAATTTGGACATGGCTTGTTAATGTAGTTACAAATATTAAAACATGGGGAAGTAATATGCTCACAGAAGCTAAAATAGGTATGAGCACTGTATTTGATGGGATTATAAATACATTTACAAGCTTACCTGATAAAATGTTAGAGATAGGAAAAAATATTGTAACTGGAATAACAAAAGGCATCAAAGACGAATGGGATAACCTTACTGGATGGATGGGAAGTTTATGTGATAGTTTTACAGCAGGCGTTAAGGCAAAATTTGACCAACATTCTCCGTCTAAAGTATTTGCGGAAATTGGAAAATTTAATGTACAAGGACTAGGAGTTGGATGGGAAAATGAAATGCCAAATTTAAATGCAAAAGTAAGCAAAACACTAGATAGTAATATAAAAATAGCTAATTTATCAAGTTTAGACGGTTTAAAGAATGTTAATAGTGCTTATTCTAATACAAATAATAGTGCAAGTACAATTGATAAGATCTTAGATAAAATGGATTATTTAGCAGATAAAATAAGCAATATGGAAATAAGTATGGACAGTAATAAGGTTGGGAAAATAATTACGCCAGTTATTAGTAGTAATTTAGCATTAAATAATGGCAGAAAGGGGTGGTAAAATGTCTTATATAGAGTATAACAATTTAATTAGTGAGAATATAGAAGGTTTAAAAATAGAAAATATTCCTGCAGTTCCTGCAACAGCTATTATTTATGAAACGGTAGAAGTAGATGGTGGTGAAAATTTAACAAAAATAAAAGGTTTTTCAGATATAGAAATAAGTTTTAATTTTGTATATAAAGCAAATGAAAATGAGTATTTCAGGAAAAAAGCCAGAATAGATAATTGGTTACTTAGTTCAACTTCAAAATATTTATTTTATAGTATGGATAAATATAAAATATACAAGGTTAAGCAAGTAAAAATAAGTGAAACGAAAACTACTGTAAGAAGGGTAAGACGTTTTACGGCAACTTTTGTTTGCAATGGATTAAAGTACATGGAAAGTGGATTGAAGAGTCAAACTATAACGAGTGGAACAACACTAAATAATTTTGGTACTTATGAAGCTAAGCCATATTTAAAGATTTATGGAAATGGAAATATAACAATTAATATAAATGACTCAAGCTTTACTATTAAAAATGTAAGTGATTATGTGGTAGTAGATAGTGAGATTATGGAATGTTACAAAGATAATATTAATTTTGGAAAGAATATGACTGGAGATTATCCAGTCTTTTCTATTGGGAAAAATAAAATAGGCTGGTCTGGATCTATAAAAAAAGTTGAGATAATTCCAAGGTGGAGGTGCTATTAATGGGGTATATTAGATTATTCAGACCAACCGAAACTGATTTTACACATAACGAATGGATATTAAATGAAATTGTATCTAGTAAGACTAGAGAAGTTATAAATGATGATTATATAACTGAATTAGAATATCCATTAGAGGACACTAAAGGCATTTCAAGCAATTTAGTTGTAGGTGGGATTATTTCAATTCCAACAATAGATATCAGACCAGATCAGCTTTTTAGAATAATAGATAAAGAAACTACCAGCAATACAATAATAATTCAAATGCAGGCGAAACTATTAGCTGATTTAAAAGAAAATAGAGTAAGAGCAATGACTCTAACAGGTTTAACAAGAAAACAAGCTATACAAAAAGTATTAAATGCAGCGTTGGAACCGCATTCATATGAAGTAGGGAATCTAGATAAGAATAGTAATGCAAATGTAATTGTTAATATAGAAGAGGGAAACTTATTAAGTGCTCTCATAGGTGATGAGAATAGTATTTTATCTGAATATGGCGGTGAATTTATAGTAAATAACAATACCATAGATATTGTAGATTCCAGAGGTTCAGATAATGGAGTTGTAATTGGGCATGGTAAAAATTTATCGAGCATTAAGGAAAAGATAAATAATACAGATTTAGCAACTGTTTTAATACCAAGATCAGGTGATTATAGGCTTCCTGAATATTGCATTGAAAGTGCTAATGTTAAAGCATATGAAAAGAGATATTTCAAAGAGGTAGAATTAAATTTAAATATTTGGGATGGTACAGATACTAAAAAAGATGATCAAATAACAATAAATCAAGCATATGACCTTATGAGAAATACTTGTAATAAGATGTTTACAATAGATAAGGTTGATCAAATGTCCTTTAATTATTCAATTGATTTTGTTCAATTAAGCAAAACAGAAGAATATAAAAATTATTCTATTCTTGAAAAAGTAATTTTAGGAGATATAGTGACAGTAAAACATAAGAAATTAAACTTAAATCTTCAAGGAAGAGTTAATGAAATAAATTATACAGTTGACAGTGAAGGGCAAACGACAATAGATACTGTAGAGATAGGATTTAGCAGAAAAGATATAACAGATATTATTAAAGATACTGTTAAGCAAGTTAAATTTGTTAAGGATGAAATCTTGTTAAGTGTAAATAACTCTGTGGATCATGTGACAGCAGAGTTTAAAATTGCTGATAATGCTGTAAAGCAAAGTGTAACTGATCTGGACAATAAAACAAGTTCAGCTTTGACATTGCAATCAAATAAAATAAGTGCAGTTGTTGAGAGCAATGATGGGGGAATGACCTGGACGTTAAGCAAAAATGCTTTTGTTATTGCCTGCAAAGGCGCCAGTAATAGCAATGTAACTATAGATTCCACAGGCTTGATTGTTAATAATGGTAAGATGCAGGTGAAAAATAGTAGTAATAAGACTGTATTTTATGTAAATACAAATGGTAAATGTAATGCAGTTGGAGGATTCTATGTGGATGATGGAAGTGGAGAGTGCTGCAGGATAACTATTGATGGATTAAAACTCACAAATTCAAATGGTTATACAGGAACAATAAAAGCTCATCCAGATCATACAGCTCTATTAGTAAGTGATGATATGTATATAGGAAAAGATTTAAGAATAGATCAGGATTTAACCGTGACTGGATATGTGGAAATAGGTAACTATGGTTATGTGGATAAAGATTTTACCGTTGGAGGAACTTTGTTCATTGGTAATAAAACCTTGCAAGAGATAATAGATGCAAGAATAAGGGCGTTAAAATAAGAAAGGAGTAATTGGATGGCTATATATGATTTAACAGTAAGCTTAGATCTTAAGCAAAATTTAAATATCTATACGACTTGTAAGCAATTAGATTCTATAAATTTAATATGTAGTATTTATGACAATAGTGTTCAGGCAGATTTAACAAATTATAATGTTAGATTAAAAGCAATGAAAGCTGATTCGATTCCACTAATTCAAGAGTATACAGGTATTTCAATTCCTGCTGACAGTAATGTAGTAACTATAGCAGCTGATGAACAGCTAACAACTACAGCAGGAGAAATACCTATAGAGCTGCAATTTATAGATAAAACTTCAGGCAAAAAGAAAGCAACTTTCAATTTAATATTAGAAGTTATGTCCAGCACATTAGTAGTAGATAGAAGTATTAGCACAGCAACTTATACACTATTGGAAGAACTAGAAAATAAGCTAGACCAAACAAGTGATTTCTTTGAGAATATAAGCGAAGCTGTAGAAATTAATAACGAATTAAAAACTTCAATTGCAAGTGGATCTACATTAAAAACTGGACTTGATATGGATATTGTTAACGGAAATACATTAAAAACAGGATTAGAAAATTCAACTGCAGCAGCTAACACTGCTAAGAGTAACTTGGAGAATTCAATTTCAAATGCTAACACTGCAAAAAGTGCAGTTGATGCAAGTAACACAAATGCACAAGTAACCAAATCAGCTTTAGAAGCAGATATTGCTCAAGCTCAGAGCAATTCATTCGCTGCAGAAATAACAAATGCAAGGGGAACTTATCAAACTTTAAAGGCTAGATTAGACGCTAATGATACATCATTGTCAGATAAGGCGAATCAAATAGCGCAATTAAGCAATCCGAACTTATTAATTAATGGTGATTTTCAAGTTTGGCAAAGGGGTACAAGCTTTAATAGTTCAGGAGTTTATTATTCTACTGATAGATGGAGAATAGATGCAGGTGGTGGTACAAATTCAATTACGAAACAATATGATGATACTTTTAAAAATTTTATTAGAATTTCAACTAACCAATATGCAAATTTATGGTATCAAATGGAAGACGCTGATTTAAATAAAATTAAAGGAAAACAGATTACTCTTTCATTTTATGCAAGAAAACTAAGTGGGAATTTTGTAAACGCAGTTTATAGAGTTTCAAATGTATCTGATGCTGTAAATAATAATGCTAATAATTTTACTACTGAATGGAAGAAGTTCACAATAGCAACAACAATTCCAATAGATGCAACTGCATTAAATTTAGGCTTAGTTAATTTTTATACAGGGCAAAATGGTAGTACAGTAGTTTACGATATAGCACAAGTTAAACTTGAACTAGGTTCTATAGCAACACCTTTTATTCCAAGACTTTATGCGCAAGAACTAGCATTGTGTCAAAGATATTATCAAGCTGGAGGAGTGACACCACAAGGTAGTGCGGGAGTAAATTTTGGAGGATATGTAGTTAGCGGTATAGCTTATCATTCAAATATTAAATTTAAAGGAACTATGAGAACTACCCCAACTGTTGTTTTAACAAATTTATATAATTCTAACTTAAGTAATACACCTACTTTGATTGAATCTTCTGAAGAAGGTTTTATCGAAGAAAGAATAGCAACTGCAACTGGACAAGGTCGAAGTATTTCTATTTTCACAGCAGATGCAGAAATATATTAGGAGGTTTTAACATGGAAGAAAACATAAAAGTTTATGTAAAAGTAGATAGTAATAATGTTATTACGCAAGTTGACAGTAGCATATTCTTATTTAATGTAGAAGATTGGGTGAAGATAGATGAAGGGCAAGGAGATAAGTTTTCTCATGCTCAAGGAAATTACTTAGATAAACCTTTAGTGGACATGCAAGGAAAATATAATTATAAGCTTATGGATGGAAAGATTGTTGATTTAACAGATGAAGAAAAGGAAAAGTTATTTCCTACAGTTAAGCAAGAATTATCATTAGTAGATAGAATTGCTATGCTAGAAAATTTACAATTGCAACAAGGGGGCTTGGTTTAATATGATTAATCAAATTTATGTTGAAATGTTAGTAAATAAAATACTAACTAAAGAAATTAATCCAAACACAGGAGATCTATTTAAGATAGAAGATATTAAAATTGCAGAATATAAAACTGCCGTAGAAGCTAAATTAAGTGCTACGCAATAGGAAAATAGGAAGTAACAAAAATATATAAAAACCTGAAGTCAATAACAGCACAATTAAGGTGCTTTTTTTGTTTGTTTTTATATATAGGATAATTATAGAAAGATTAGAGGAAAATTATAGAAACTCTATAAGAAATAGATAATCAGGAGATTTATAATAATAATTAAGAGCTAAAGATAAAACATTCTTAATAAAGTATGTATTAAATACAAATGACAAATGAGATTAAATTTTTGATATTGCAATATTATAATTAAAAAATTAATGAATATGGTTAAAGAGCTAATTAGCTACTAGATTTTTAACTGGATTATTTTAGGAGGTATAAATTAATGGAAGATAACAATATAACAAAAAGCAATTTAAGTATTACAGCCACACCAGTTGAAGGACAAAACTATGTGCATCTTGATTGGACAAATCTTGGAGCAGGGTATAAGTATATGGTTTATTCAAAAGGACAAGAGGAAGCAGTTTATCAAAGTATTCCTTCAAAAACAAATATTAAAGTATTAAATATATATCCAGGTAAAGGTGATAATTTAAAAGGGTGGATGGAAAATCCTAATAGTGAAAATGACAATGGATATGGTAAGGGATTGATATCTGTTGATAAAGTAGATCTTAGTGCATTCAATTCAAATGCAACAGGAAATTTAAAAGATAGTAGTGGAAATTGGAAATATGATGTCATTTATTTTGGAGGATATGATTCCAATAATAGTATAGATATATCTATAGAGGCAAAAGGTTTAGTTGAAACATATATAAAAGCTGGTTATGGTGTCTTATTTGGACATGATACACTATGCTTTACTAATTTTAAAAGTCTTGCAAGTTATGTAAATATTAATACTAATATCACTGGTTATTATGGGAATACAACAATAAATACTGTAAAAGAAGGTCTTTTAACAAATTATCCATGGCCAATAGGTAGTACGGGAACTAAACTAACAATTCCATTAAGCCATAGCAATGTCCAATTTGCAATGGGAGATATATGGATGAAATATACTTCAAATAGTGTATCTAATAATAGTGAAGTTACAAGTTTTGATAACAAGACAGGGTCTAATAACTTCTATCTAACAACTTGGAATAACTGTGCTATGATTCAAACAGGACATTCAAATGGAGCAGCAACACCAGATGAACAAAAACTACTTGCAAATACGTTATTTTATCTAGCTCAACTAACAAGCGACACTTCTTGTGATGATCACAAAGGACAAGATTTAACAGCACCAGATAAAGTAATTATTAGTGGAGCATCAAATGATGATAAAAACTTAAATATAACTTATTCTAAGCCTAATGATAATGGAACAAAATATGATTATTACGTAAAAGCTACAAATGGAGATGTAGCTAATGATATAACTTCCAATACAGTTTCAGTTATAAATACTTCAGGAATTGCTGGATACTCATATGTTGTAGATAATGTAGAAAATACAGAACCAGGTAAGGATATTATTACTAAAGATTTATCTATATCAGCACCATTATCAGGATTAGATTTATTTAAACCTATTTATGTTCATATTAGAGCTATAGATAATGCTGGAAATGCTTCAGAAACTACTCATTATGAATATAAGTATATAACTAGTTTAAATTTAGATAAGTCATCATTGAATTTAAATACTGGAGATACACAAAGCTTAATAGCCACAACAACACCAGCAGGAATGGAAGTAGCATGGACATCAAGTGATCCTTCCATAGCCACAGTAGATTCAAATGGAAATGTAACTGGAGTAAAAGAAGGACAAGCAACGATAACTGCTAAAACAGTACAAGGTAATTTAAGCGCAACATGCATAGTAACTGTAATAGAAAAATCGGTACAATTAGTGAATACTGCATATGCAAAAGGAGATAACACTAATATTTCAAGTGGTGGGACTGAAATAATATTCAACGGGTTAGCAGAAACCACATTGAGTGTTGTAAAAATATCAGATGCAAAGACAGCATGTGTAGGTGATACATTTATGTATACTATAGTAGTTACTAATACAGGTTCAAAAACTGCCCAAAAAGTAGTGATTAAAGATAGTGCGCCTAAACATATTAAGTTTATAACTAGTGGAATAATAACTACTCAAGGTGAAGTAGATCCAAGTTCAACTTGGTCAAATATTGTAGTTAATGTTGGAGATATTTTACCTTCAGGTACAGTTAAAATTACAATACCAGTAACTGTAATTATTTAATACAGGTCTTTTTAGACACTTGCAGAAATGTAAGTGTCTATTATTCTTTACAAAAAATTTGAAAAAAGGTAGGTATTATATGGATGAAATGATTAGAGCTGCATTAAGTCAAGGATTAGGGTATGGAATGTTTGCATGTTTATTAGTATATGTACTTAGGACAACAGGAATAAGAGAAGCAAATTATCAAAATTTATTGGATAAAATGACAGATAAATTCAATATTGTTGAGGATATCAAGGAAGATGTAAAAGAAATTAAAAGAGAGATAGAAAGGAAGTAATGTAAAAATGATAAAAATGATTTTAAAATTATTAGTTGAAGTATTAGGTAAAAAATTAATAAAAGCTGGCTTAGAAGAAGAGTTATTAAGAAATCAGAAGTATATTACTGCAGCTAAAATGATATGGAATGTTGTTGAGGAAAACTTTAGGATTACTGAAACTATTGAAGAGAAGATTTTAAGTAAAGCTGATGCATTTGATCAAAAACTACTTGCTAAATTTCCAGAGTTAACTCAAAATGATGTCACAGAATTAAGACAAGCAGTTGCAGGAGAGATAAATGAAGGTAAAGAGGTAGTATTAAATCAAGTAGATGCACTTAAACAACTGCAGGACAATAATACTAAATTAGCAGCTGAAAATGAAAGTTTAAAAGATCAATTAAGCAAGGTTCAGGCACTAGTTGCAGCAAATTAATAAAAAAAACAAAATAAATACCAGGAATATTAAGTGATAAAAATAGGATGAAAAGTTAGAAATAAAGCCATTCTTATTTTTATCACTTTTAAATTTTAAGAAAGAAGTGATGGAAATGATAATTGGATTAAGAGCAGGACATAGCGATAATTGCACAGGAGCTATAGGAATTGTTGATGAGCATATGCAAATGAAAAAGTATTATGAAGCAGTTAAAGCAGTATTCGAGAAATATGGACATACAGTAATAGATTGTAATTCAAATGCAGGTACTCAAAATGGAGAATTAAGTGAAGGTGCTGAGAAATGTAATTCAGCTAATTGTGATTTATTTATTTCATTACATATGAATTGCTATAATGGATCAGCACATGGAACAGAAGTATTAGTTTCAAGTGATGCAAGTACAGCATATCCATATGCGCAAAGATTAGTCAATAATTTTGCTGAATTAGGTTTTTATAATCGTGGAGTCAAATTTGAAAAGCTTTATGAAATGAATCATATCAGATGTGGAAATTTGATTTCTGAGATTTGCTTTTGTGATTCGAAGGATGATATAGATATTTATAATAAATATTCCTGGGATGATCTTGCACATGTTTTGTGTAATGCAATAGATTCTGAAATTCCAAAATATTTTGATGAAAAAATTAATGCATCAACTAAAAAAGGATATATAGTTACAACTTATTTACCAAATGGTAATAATGGAGATGGAAGCTTTCAAGGGGTGGATCTTAATTATGTATTAAATTATTTTCAGGGCATAAAGTGTTATGCCAGAGGAAATGAAAAAGGAGTTTGGATAGAGAGCCAATATTTAGATATGGATAAATGCTTAGAATTAAAAGAAACACTAGGAAGTTGGTTTTATGCTATAAACTAG